CCCCACAACACACTATGATTAATTTTTACCGTGCTCTGAAGAAAGAGGTAGATGTTCAGCAAGTTATTGCAAAAAGTGAGCAAATGGCAGCAATTTCATCACAAATGACAAGTGAGATCAATTTGCATCAGATGATTGACATCATGAAAATTATGCCTGATAACTTAGTGAGGAAATTAAGATTTTACCCAACCCAACCAGGGTTTGTTGGTATCCTTAATCATTTCTATCAGGTGATTAAAATGTTTCTCACAACGACAAAGGTTGGTGTTGTGATTGATGTTGAGGACTATGTGGCTGTGTTTGGAGTCGGGTCAGCTGACCTCACAATATTTGATGAAGCCAGTTTAACACTGACATTTGTTGATGTCACTACAAATGCAGCACTGTTCACTGACAAGGCAGCTGCATTGAAGCAGCAGATATTGAACAGTGAGTCTTGTGAGTGGATTACAAAGTCAGGTGTGAACATCAAATATGATGTGTGGATTATAGCTAGAGATGTGTGTTCTTACACTTCTGACTTTGTTTATAATCAAGGCAAAACAAGCTTAATGTCATCTTTTGGAAAATTGTTAGTGGATTCACCTGCTTCAGCTGTCGTTGATTTCAAAAGAGCATTGTCTACTGTCATTAAACCTATGATTGTGGACTCCATTTTCTCACAGGACTATGATGATTTGTCTGAAGTTGCTAATGTGGAAGCACCTGGAGATAATATTCTAGATGATATAATTGACATTTATAAGGTCAATGGGGAAGATTCTGTGTCTCGCCTCATGCAACACAATACTTTATACAATGATGTTATGGCATTGTGTGCTCAGCTACAGTGTAAAGCTAAGCAGTCAGTATGTTCTGATTATCTTGTTGGACCTCTTGGTGACAGTGATTCTGCATTCACTAAACTGAAGAATGCTTTGTCTGTTGATCAATCACCATTCTCACAGGTTGCATTTGCATGCCTTACTAATCTTAACCATGTCGAAGGAGTTGTTTATTTTGCCAATAAAGATCGCAAGGTGTATGAGCTGTGTGTCAAACACAATGCTACAAATAATATGTTTAGATCAAAAGGGAAAGGGAAGAAGCCAAAATTGCTATCTATGTTGTTTTCATCTGATGAATATGTGTACTCTATAGGCCCTAGATCATCCGATGGGATAGCTTACTCTTTCAATATAGTTTGTGGGCCTGATTATGTCAATTTCCTTGAGAGGTGTTCACAACATCAGTCGCGAAGTCAGCATGAGAATAAGCTCCGGAGTGTATCGACACTTGATGTGGTGAAGGCTGTATCAGACAATTTTAATCATATTAAATGGGGTGCTAGCAAATCACCATCAGTGTCCAATTTAGCAGCAAAGTTACGTGATGTAAATAAACATTTGGTGCTTGAGGAACATTTTCACCTTAGACACAACACTTATAATGAATATGAAGAATCAAACCATTTTAGTGTCCTGTCGCACTTGTGCCAATTAGCCAAGACAATAGGTAATGTATTGAATAGAAAGGTTACTGATTACCAGTACAAACTTGCCACTACTTCAAAATCATGGTCAGGGTTGTTGCTTGTTTCACATTCATCCACGTTATACAAGTCAGCTAATGTTGGTTACGACTATTACTACCTTTGTGACCCTACTGATGTTGCTTTTACCAAGTCAGTGTCTATTGACAAGTTTGTTGCTCATACTGACCAACGCAGCATGTCTAAGTCTGACCTTAATTGGTATGCAAAAGTACCGTTTATCTCATTATGTAGAGTCACAAGGCAGATGGAACACATGCTTGCATCAACTGCAGAGGAGCACTTTACTGTGGAAGAACATGTTGCTTCAACAGTGCCATTGTTGGTGAACCGTCAACAATTTTCAGCTCTTAGTGACCTTAATAGATACACATGTGCAAGTTTGAGTGGTTATCGCACTGACAAAATAGGGCCTCTTACCAAGCTTTCAGGCTTATCAGTCTACACACACTCATCACTATCTTATGCATTCTTCATGATAAAGTGTTATGTGCTGGGTCAGTTCCTCAAACAGACTATTAAATATTCAGATATAAGTAACAGTGATAACATGATGATTCTAGTGATGCCTGAACTTTTCAAGCCAAGAATGGAAGCATCATTCAATGTAGATTATTATTTCACGGCTAAATTGTTTGAGAAAACAAAATCAAACAAAACCACTGCTGAAGCACTGGATTGGGAGGGTCTTATAGATGAGCATCAACTTTTCATGAAACATTCATCTGCCGATCAGTGTGTCGGGTATGGTAAAGAGCTGGGAGATGTGATAAAATTGAGTGTTGATGCAGGAGATTTGAGACTGGTCACAAATGCTCTAACAGCTAATTCAGCTGTGATCACTGAGTCACAAGACAACATTAGGTCAACTGTGTCATTAGGTGTCTCAAAAACAAGATTCAACTGGTCAATGATTGCTTTCTTGACCATGTTATTTGAATCATTACCAGGCAAGATGCTATCAGATGTCAAAGGCCCAACTAACTCATATGCCGCAACAGAATTGTTTAATGTTCCAGCATCTGCTCTTGTGTCATCAGCTGGGGCAACTGAATTGAATCATCCCAATGAGCAAAGACAGACAGTGAGGAAGGTCACAGCCACACTTCAGCTTGTTGCATGTGTGCTATCAAACAATATTGTTAAACAACAGGATGCTATCACAACTATAATAGAACATTCTAATAAGTATCCTGGGGCACACATGTCTCTTGGGTTGATAACATGTTGGATCATGACACATGAGCATATGCTGCCTGGTATAGTTTGTAGGACTGAAGACAAAGATCAGTCAGGGTTTGGTAGAGAAATATCAGCAATGAATGCTGTTGGCTTCACAATGACAAGGGCACTTGAACTGCACATGAAGCTTATATCAGTTAATTTTCCTGAAGATTTGATGAATGAGGTTGATAAAGTGGCCAATGCATCTGAACTACTAATGTCTTTTTCTGATAAACCAAGAGTAGTCAATTATGCTATTGACAATTCACGGTTTGGGCCCAATCAACTGATGGCGAAATTCAAAATGACCTCAGCAGTAGTCTGTTCATCATGTGACGATTCAGATGGCTCACTGGAATCACGGAAACTCAGTTATGCTATAATGGATTGCACTGCTAATTTGATGGAACAGAAGCAATACAAATGTCCTGGAAATCTACTAGCAACCATGCTAGATCACAAATCCTTAACAAACCTGATAGCAATAAACGCCAACACATCAATTGGACGGCTGTCGTTGAAATTGAGAGAAATGACAAAGTCAGATGCCATCCCTTTGTCATTGAGGATAGAATGTGGAATGCCACAAGGTGCCATGGGTAATCATAGTTCTGTTGCATCTTCAGCAGTTCACAAGTTTTTTGTGGATGAAATAGTGTCTTCTGGCTTAGCAGCTTCTGCAGGGGCAAGAGTGACGAATGATGATAGCATGATGGTTGTTGAATTTGCAGACCCAGATACTCCTTTAGCCCCATCAGCACTTTCTACACTTAGTGCATTGAGGAATGCTCTTGCTCTGGCAGGCCAAATAGTTAATCCAGTTAAGTCAGTTGCATCAAGGAGTTTAGGTGAGTTTAATTCAACTTGGTTTTCCAAATCAGGATATGTGATTCCTAGTGAAAAGATTATGGCTGCACGTATAGGTTGTGGAGAAGGTTTAGTACCAAGGGTTGATGCAATGATGCCAACTGAGTCTGCCATAGATTGTGTTCGTCAGGGAGTATCATTGTTTTGTTCCACAGCAGTTGGAATGATGAACACTTGCATTTACATGACCCAGTATAATCTGTGGAAAGTGTTCCAAGATGTAGGTAAGAAGCCTCTGCCTGTTGACTTATTAGGAATCCCTGCTATATCAGTTAATGATTCCATGGTGTCTAGGATGACCCAGTATGTCAAATCATATGAAGCAGCACTTGGTCAAGACCTGTTGAGAAACAGGGTTTTGCTTAATGCTCTTGTTGCTAGTTTGACTTTAACCATGTGTGGGGATCCACTAACACCTGATAATGCTGACATGTGGGCATATTTACCTCCTCCGCCTGAGTTCACAGGGCTTATGACTAGTGTATCATTACCTTACCAGGTTTTGAGAGCTGTTAAAGAGCTCAATTACACTCGAGATATTAAAATCCCTCAATTGGCTATATCTGGTCATACCAGGACTGACTCAACAATATCAAGTGCCATGATTAATTCCCTGAAAGATGCCTGGGAACATTTAAACACACAGCATATATTGAAGTGGACAAGGCCCCAGCAGAATCAGGAATTTGGCAATATTAGGGCAACCTCAAGTTCACTAGTGTCACATGCTTTAGTCCCTGTTGAATGGCTTGGTCAAAAAAGGTTTAGTTTCAAGCAGGTGCATGATTTGTGCAGGGATAGAGACAAATTGACAAAGAGCATTCTTTCTCATGCTGACATGCTGCCTAAGAAGGGACCAGTTAATGAGCTCTATCGAGACAATTTGGCCAGTGCTCTCGAGGGTTTGAACATGAGTGATAACAAATCAAACTGTAGGTTTATTTTGACAGGGATTCTTGAAAAGTTTAATGAAAATGAGGAAGAGCAAGACAGATACACTCTCAAATCTTGTCATGTGCAGTCACATGTTAGGCATAAAGTGTTATCAAAGCAAATTGAGTACATTAATCAAGTTGGATCTGATGATTTAAAAGCTGCAGTTGCAAAATTTGAAAACAAATCTGGTTCCAATTATCTCAAACCTGTTGACTTACCTAAGTCTGTTGTTGAGATGACACTAGTTGAGAGAGCCATTAGGTTGACAGAAGGGGCATTCAGACCAATTGGGGGCAAATTTATGAATGTCACTCAATCATCTAGGGTAACTATGTCAACTTTTTTGGTTGATGTGAATTCTTTCAATAGGTTTAAAGGTCAGGTTTTCACAATGAAAGGGCATTGGTTTGATTCTAGTCAAAATATAGTAAAGGACATTGAGACATATGTTGATTACCTCACTGTGAAACCAAGAGAAGATTATTATGATACAGGTCAGCTGTCTGAGCTGTCCGTCAGTGAATTTGACCAAGATCTTACTAATTGGACTAGAAAACAATTGCACTCAGATCATGATGTCAACATGCTGTTCACTGTTCTTAAGAGGTCAGCTCCTTATATAAAATTCAAACTGACATGTGCAATCAAACCTATGTTGCCCCACATTATGTACAATAGCAAGTGTTGGTATGGCACTGCTGACATTGCCCATAAGCTCTTCTACTATAAAGTTAACACTAATGATCATGAGCAGCCTATGATTGTATTAACATTTGTTACTGCTCGTACAAAAACATATGCATGGTACAATTACCATCACTACTGGCTCTGTGATACAGTGAAAATTTATAAAGAAGATTCTCTGAGTTTTCACAAGCATGTATCACCGACAGCAAAGTTGTTAGTGACTATGGCATTGACAACCAGACAGCATAGAGATGGAGGGTTGCATCAAGTACTTGGGTCTCGAGTTGACACGTTCACAACTGTGCGTGTTGGCTCTGTACTGACTTTCTCAAACACTCTAGTTGGTCATTCGGCCTGCCTTGTTTCTTCAACAATAACAATTCCATACAGAATGCTTAAACCGATCATCCCTCATTTTGAGCCATTGCTAGAGCAGTTGGTGCCAATAGATATGTCAGGATTAATCATGTATCAACAAGGAACGACAAGTGTGAAGCTAAAAGAGCAGCTTTGTTATTATCTCAGTCTTGGTGTTGATATAAAATCAAAGAAGATATATGATGAAACACAAACAGTGGACTCATATTGTCATTATCTCACAGATGAGTACATGATGCATGAAGCAAACACAGCTGTTGTTATTTCAAGAGGGGCACATTACAATTATTTTGTTCAAGTTTATGGAGTTGCTGTTGCACAGGGCATGCTGATTTACTCACACATGCATCAACCTCAAACTGAACATGTTATTAATACAGTTAAGATTATTGAAGGCCCTGACCCTCCAGACACAGATTATGAAGTAGATGACGAGTATCGTGACAACATTGTGG